CGGTGCAGCATCGGCAAGCATGTCGGCGGCACGGCAGGCTGACGCCAAGACCACTATCACCCAGGGGCCGAAGGGCACCACAACGAGGACGCAGTACTGATGGCCGACGATTGGCTCAACCGCTGGAACGGGGCCCAGCAGGCACAAGCAGCCAATCAGCCCCAAGGAATGGCAGCGGCGCAGCAAACGGCGTCGCAAGGCTGGCTCGGACAAACGGTGGATAACACCTATGTCGGCGGGTTCCTGAACAGCGCCATTAGCACCCTTCCTGAGATGTTCGGGCAGAACCCGACGCCTCAAGCACAAGCGTTCCGAGACGCCAACCCGGTGGGCGGTGTGGTCAGCAGCCTTGCTGCCGGCCTCATTCCCTACGGCGGTATCGAGCTCGCTGTGGCACGTTTGCCCAAGCTGGCTGCTGCTGTGGAAGGCGGAACGGCACTGGCTGGTCGCGGCTTCGGGCTTGCGAAGAGCGGCATTACGGCGGCCGAGAACCCCATCGCTTATGGCGCTGTGAAGGAAATGGTCAAGTTTGCTCCCTTCGAGCTGGGCCGGTTGGGCGTGGGGCTTGCTACTGCGCCCAGCGAGAACTACGGCGACTTGTTGGCCGATGTGGGCCTTAGCACGGTCCTAGCGGGCGGTTTCGGCGGCATAGGGGGCTATTTCCGGTCCGGGGGCAAGCTACTGCCCGACATGGGCCGCGTCGTCGGGGCGGACTTCGCATTGCGCCCCACGTTCGAGCTTCGCATGGCGGCGACCCCTGGTGCCGAGGTTTCCGGCTCCATGTCGCTTGCCGACGCGCGGCAGACGCTGATGCAGCAGGTGCTGACGGAAACGCCGAGCAACAATCTGCCTGCCGGCGTCAAGGGCCGCTATGTGCAGGACCTGGAAGGTGGCTCGCCTGAGACCGACGGGCTGGTCAATCAGCTCTTCAAGGTCGACCGGACGAAGGGCACGCTGACCGGGCTGGATCGTCGGCTGCTGACGGAGAGCGATGCAAGCAACCTGCGGACGCTGGATCGCGGGCAGCAGCAGGAAGTGCTTGGCGCGCTTGGGCTGCCAGATATGGAGACGCTGGCCAGCAGTGTGGTGTATCCACGCCAAGTCGAGGTGCGTAGTGCGCGAGCGGCCGGAACACTGGCGAAGGCCTTTGACGACTCGACGGCGCTGCAGTATGTCGGCGATGGCGTGCTCATGGGCCGCGAAGCGGACAGCGGACTGTTTGTGTTCGCGAAGCGCATCAAGGCTGGAGGCAACGGCGCCGACGGCGAGACTCAGATAAGCGTTCGTGCGGGTGACCTCATCAAGTACGCTGTGCACAACGGCGGAGCCGGGCAGGAGGTGACGGCGGCACGGGCAGCTGAGAATGCGGCATTGCGTGCATCCGTGGCTGAAAAGGGGGTTAACGAACCTCTGCTGCTGGACATCGACTCGAAGCGCGGGCAGGCTCGATTGGCTAACGGCAACCATCGCGCCGTGATCGCCAATGAGCTGGACCCCAACATGATGGTTCCAGTGCGTGTGCGGCAGTCGTCGACGCTGAAGCGGGGCCTGACCTCGGGCGTCAAGTACGACGGCGAGTTCGGGCAGCTTAACACTGGCCAGCGCTATGGCGCGGCGCAGATCGCTGAGGGCGACAAGTGGATCATCGGCAAGACCGACAAGCCGCAGCTCTTTGCGAAGGAAGCGCACTTGGCTGCGGAGGAAACGACGCGCCGTACTGCAATGTATCGGGAGGCGTTCCAGCCATTCCAGAAGGATGATGTCTGGAACCAGAGCGCGGATGCTATGCTGCGCGCCCTGACGCCGGCGGACTACAGCGCACTGCGCTCGACGCCGCGCAAGACCTGGACCAGCAAGGTCGCCGACAAGATGGCCAAGAGCCTGGGCGAAGCGACCGACCTTGCAGGTAGCAAGACCTTGCACGACACGGCCAATTTCCTCTATGACACGTTCTCGCCGACGATGTTCAAGGAGGCCAAGAACTCAGCGTTTGGTCGTCTGTTCGGGTTGCTGCGCGGCAACATGATGCTCAGCGATGAGTATGTTAGCAAGCTGGTGCGCGGTAAGGCTGTCTTCGAGAGCACGCCGTTGCAAGCCGTCACAGGCAAGATGCACTTCGAAAGCGGCTATGAGGGCTTCGACCCGATCGGCAAGCTGTGGAGCCGACTCTCGCCTGACGAGCGACAACTGGTCGTGCGCGCCAGCAACACGCAGACGCCGGCTGAAGACCTAGCGAAGCTGACGCACGATGGCGTCATCAGCGACAATGCGTCGCAGGTCGTCAAGCAGCTGCAGAACATCAACAAGAGCGTTTGGGAGAAGCTGTTGCTGCCGGCCTTCAAGGGCACCGAGCTCGAAGGTACGTTCAACCTGCTCGACGGGTACATCCTGCCGAGGGTCTTCAAGGGCGACTTCTACAGCCGCGTCACGGATGACCTGGGCCGGACCCAATGGCTTGCCGTGGGCAAGACCGGCGTGGCTGCTCAGAAGGAAGCGCAGGCCGTCATCGAGGAAGCGACTAGTCGGGGCCTCAAGTGGAAGGTCAGCGACGAGTTCAAGGGCGGCGCGAAACATGCGATGGAGGTCGAGGGGAGTGAGCTGCAGGGCATCAGCGACCTCGTCAATGACCGCATCGGCAAGGGCAAGGAAACGCAGGATGTTGTGCAGGCTGCGCTGCGGCGCTTGGATGCTGCCCGGCAGGGTGGCGGCCGCACGACGCTTCCTGGCCGACCGGGTAAGCCGGGGGCGCTCACCAATAGCCGCACGGGTATCAGCGGCTCACCCGACGCTCACACATATAGCCTCGATGATGTGGTGAAGCAGAGCGAGGATCACTACCGGCGTTTGCTGCGCTTTGCTGCGTACCATACTTGGAAGCGGCGCTGGGGGCAGGAAGCCTTCAACCTGGCCTCGAAGGACAAGACCGCATACACGGACCTGATGCGGAAGGCCAACCAGTTCATGGGGATCGAGGGCCAGATCACCAATACACTGAACAAGACCTTGGAGCCGCTGCTGGGCAATGTGCTCGGCGGCAAGCCGGCCACGCGCATCGCGCAAGCGACCAATGCGCTGATGTACAACTGGAACCTCGCGATCGCCAACCCAACGTTCGCGCTGCTGAACTTGTTGCAGCCGCTGCAGACCGTGGCACCCTGGATCGCATATACGACGCGGGCCAGCAGCGACGAGGTGGCCAAGCACATGCACTTCCTGCCGGCCTATGATGCCGAGGGGAAGGCGCGTGGCGTGGCTCAGGCGATGTCGCCTATGAAGGTGCTGGGGGCGAGCCTGCAGGACTTGCGGAAGCCGAGCCCCGAGCTGAAGCAGATGCTCGAGCGGGCGACGACGGACGGCACGCTGCAGCACTCGCAGGTGGACGAGTGGGTTGGCGAGAAGAGCGCTGCCGGCACGACGATCCGCGAGACGTTCCAGCATCAAGGCGGCTGGGAGGGCATTAAGAAGATCGCCACGTACATGGCTGAAAAGAGCGAGAACTACTCGCGCATGATCAGCTTCAACGCAGCCTATCGTGTGGGCAAGTACCACTTCGGGCTGGAGGGCGATCAGCTCTACCGCTTCACCCAGCGGGGAGTGCATGTCACCAACTACGGCTACAGCGTGGTAGATCGCAGCCGTATGTTCACCGGACCGCTCGGCAGCACCTTCGGCCTGTTCAAGAACTGGCAGTTCAACTTCATCGGCCAGATGATGCAATATGCAGGCGTCGGTATGAAGGAGGGTGTCTGGGCTCCCTTCCTATGGCAAGGCGCATCGGCGCTTGCGCTCGGTGGCATTGGTGCCACGCCGCTGCTGGGTCTTGCCAACGGGCTTGCTCAATGGAAGGGTGACTCGCCTTCCAGCTTCCTCTGGATGCAGGAGAACTGGAACAAGGATGCAGCCGACGCTGTGTACTTCGGGTTGCCCAGCTTCTTCGGTGCGAGCCTCCAGGCGTCGTCGACCATCCCTGGCACTGACGTGCGGAACGAGGTCAGCTCGCTGATGAACTTCGTGTTCCTTGAGCGGGCCAAGCAGGTAGGCAAGGCCGTGGGCACGGCATGGCAGATCGGCACGGAGGGCAACATGAACGCGCTCCGCAACCCGAATGTGCGGGACCAGATGCTGGCGGCCCTAGCGCCGCGCGCCATCTTCCGCGCCGTGTCGGCGGTCGAGGGCGACTACATCAAGAGCATGTCGACGGGCTATCCGCAGGTCAAGAACCTAGGCCCGGCGGCGCAGATGATGCACGCGCTAGGGCTGAACCAAGTCGAGGTGGAGCGCAATCAGGTTGCCGCGCGTGAGCTCTTCAACGATCAGGAAGCGACCCGCTATGCGGTGCAAGGCCTGGGGCTGGCATATGCTGATGCCATGAAGAACCAGGACATGGACGAGATGCAGCGGATCATCAACCGCACCATGGCTGCGCAGCTGCCGCTGGACAGCGTGATGAAAAGCGCGCAGACCCGGAATAAGCGAGAGACCCAGCAGGATATGCTGAGTCGCTTCGACGGGGCGCAGGTAGCTCGGTACAGGGCAGCCATTCAGGAATGAGGGGATGGGATGTATGACATTTGCGCGTTGAAAATGTCATACATCCCGACCGTCAGCCTTCGACCGCTTCGTAGGTCGCAGCGAAGATGTCCGGCTTGCAAGGATAGACCTCGCCGTTCACTCCCTGGATAATCCAGTCATTGTCATCGGCGCGCATGGTGCCTTCGAGCGTGCCGATGCTAAGTGCGGTCTCGACCGTCGGATGCGGCCGGATAACCTCTGCTGCCAAGTGGGCAACGATCCAGCTTGGAACGCTGCCCGTCTTCTCGCCCTTGCGAAACTCGGCCGTGTTCTGCACGGCTTCGATAACAACAGGCTTTTTACGATACTTTGCCATCTTACTCTCCTCGGTGTTGAACTCTACATCGGGCTCACCTTGTCGCCCGTCACGAACTTCCTGAAGCCGCGCGCATTGACCCCACCTCCGATCTTGATGGCCTGACTTGCGATCAGGTTCTCGATCACCGCATGGACTTGCTGCGGCGGGAACTTGCCCATGAGCATGTCGATCAGCGTGGCCTCATCGGTCATCTTGTTGGCGCCGGTGTTGCTGCGGATCACGTCCAGCACATCCTCGATGGCGACCATGCTGCCCGTGTTCTGCATCTCGGTGAAGACCATCTTCATGCGGTCCTCGGTGAAGAGCAGTAGCTTGATGGCTTCCGCGACATCCTGCACGTCGACAATGAAGTCATCAGTGCGGCTTAGGCTCATGACCATCGCCAGCTTCGTCATGTGCAACTCGCGACGCGCGTTGTAGCCCATGGCCAGCCTCTTGGCTTGCGGGATCGGTGCACCAGCGTGGACGACGTACCACTCCTCATACATAGCTTGTGCGGCCTTAGTCCACGTCATCCAGCCGTTCGCGTTGTGCATCTGCTTAAGGTCATGGATCAAGTCGGCCTCCAGCTTATGGTCGACCTGCACGGTGTCGAACATGCTCGTCCGCTCGCGGGGCACGTCGAAGACCATAACGCTGCGTGACATGAAGCCCATACCCCAAGCCTGCTCTGGCATCGTAGTCGCTAGGAAGGCCGGCTGGGCTCCAGTAAGGATGCTACAGTAAGGAGCCTCGAGATTGACCTCGCCGTGGCTACGGGTCCGAGCCTTATGAATAGTGGGCAAATCGTACAGGATGTTATAGAGGGTGAGATGCCCAAGGTCTTGATCGGGCAGAATGCCCTGCATTTCTTCGGAAAGGCCAATGCACTCATGTGACAGGAGCATCCGGCCATCGGGACTTTTGCGCGTTTGGAGGTTGCCATTCATGTAATCCTCAAGGCCAGCGCGGGTGATGCTGGCGGGGATGATGCTCATGCTGGTGGCCTTCAGCAGAATCTTGCGGACGGCCTTGATAGCTTGGCTCTTGCCGGTGCCGGGGCCGCCAACCAGCTGGAAGAAGAAGTTCGGGTGCAGGTCATTGCCGCGCGACTTCATGCCCACAGCACGGGTGCTCACCGTGCCGATCATCCAGATGGCCGCGTACTTTGCGAACAGCGGCGTTGTATTGTAAGTGCGAGCAAACTCGCAGAAGCTATCAATGAAGTTAGGAAGACGACGCGCGGCCACCAGCATTTCCCCCGTGTATGTTAAAGCCAGTGAAGCTGATCGCCGGGCACATAGTCCGCGAGGCCTTCACGGCGCTTGCCGTCGTTCCAGTTCTTGCTGTTCGGCTTCGGCTGCTTGCACCAGCGTTTGCCGACCATAACATCGTTCTCGATGAGCATGGTGCCTACGCCAGGGAAGTTCACCGGGACCTTCAGAAGTTCGGTGATCTCACGGGTAATATCAGCAATGCCATCAATGGGCACGACGAACACTCCTGCGTCATGAACCTGGGCTCGGAGGTCTGGAACCTTGGGGTTGAAAGGCAGAAGTTTTCGGCCTCGGCCGAGCATCGCCTTCGCCTCGGGCAACTGACGCTTGATCCAGCTTTGCACATTGATCAACCCCTCATTCATGATGTCGCCGACCAGACTCTGCGGCTCGAATGCGATCGCCTCGCGGTGCGTAGCAGGATCGTCCGCCCGGCCCCAGAACCGACGCTCGCGCTTCATGGCCGTGACGATGTAGCCGTCCTGCATGATGCGGCGGATCGTCTCGATGTGCCACTCAGGGATGCCGGGGAACGCGCCGAAGTATAGGTCTTGGAAGTTCTGGACCACTGCAACAGGGACGTTGAGAATTGCGGCAAGGGTTCGAGCGGTGCCGTAATAGTTAGACCCATGCCCACCTCGTTTTGCTTGATCTCGAAATGAAAAGTGTCGATAGAAAGGACTTTCTGCAATAGCTTTATCAGCCTTTCGATTGCCTGTCCATGCCAGTTCTGGCCACACAAGCTTGCATACAGAGGTATGAAGATCGCCGCCTTCACATGCATCGATGTAAGCTCGATCGCCACTGATGTATCCGACAGCGACGCTCTCAGCTGTCTTAAGGTCGAAATTGAGGATCGCGAAACCTTCAGGCGCCGTAACAACTTGGCGTACTCGGTCCGTGAGATTTTGGCCATTGGTGCCTCGTCCGTAAGGGTTCTGCTGCGAAGACAGCCGGCCGGTCTCGGTGCCCGACGGCGAGTAGTTGCAGCGCAGGTTGCCGGTGCCCGGTTCCAGGCCACGCCGGAAGACGCTGGCCATCTTGCTCGCTTCGCGGTACGCGCTGATGGCGTTCACGAATGGCGCGCAGGTGGGGTAGTTGGTCTTGATCTTCTCAAGGGCCTTGATGTCTGCGGCGAGCTTTTTGGTGCCGGTCTTGCGGTCGTGCTCCCAGATTTCGGGGACGCGCATGTGACCGTAGAAGAGGTCGGGCACGTCTTTTGGCGAACGAGGGTTGATGGCACGAAAACCCACAGCGTCACATAGACGATGAAGAATAGAAAGGCTACGAGCCGCGTCCTTTTCAAGAGACCAGAGAAGCTCCGCGAGACACATCTGGTCAACAGGGAAGCCCTTGGAGGACATCTCGAGGCAGAGCGCCAGGACATTCATCTCTCGCTTGTAAGTGGTGGCTGTGTTGTCGTTCAGCTCTTCCTTCATCACCGGAAGCAGCTGTGCGGTGACAGCGCTATCCAGCGTGTTGTAGACCTGATAGTTGGTGTAGGCGTCGAGGCCCTGCGGGACTGCGCCCTCAATGTCGATGTATGGCATTAGCGCTTCTCGATCGCAAACTCGAGATTGCCGCCACCTTGCGCAGCCTCGCGGTTTGTTTGAGTTGCATAGCAAGTCGCTACGTCACCAGCTTTGAGTTCAGCCTTCAACAGCTTCTCAATCTTTGCTGCCAATCGCGTTTTGCCTGAACCAGCAGGTCCAACCAGTCTTATATAAATATCCATGGCCTTTGCTCCTTCTACTATTCGTCAGCCTTGCTCTCGTCCTTCTTCGCCGTCCGCATCTGCTTCCACGATGGTTCGTTGAGGTAGATGCTGGCGAGAGTCCCGAGCGCCTTGGGCAGTTCGGGTTGAAGAGCGTGGCTCAGAATAGCGGTATCATCTTGCCAGTTTCGCAAGCGTATGTCAAGTGGTGCATCCAGAAGGTATTGCGAGTCATAGAGCCCATTCTGCAGCACCTTTGGGTTCGGAAGCTCAGCGAACCGTTTGATCCACCGCCATGCCTTGCGCTCCTCGCCGATCGAGGACCAATAGTTCTCCTTGCCAACCGCTGCGTCTTTGTTCCAGATCGGGATGCAGATGCCCTCATGAGCAGCCGCGAAGCTGATCGTGGTGATCTGATCGATGCTGGGACAGGTCTCGATGTCGACGCCCAGCACCCAATGCGGATTGCGGATGAACAGGGCATAGACCTGCCCGATCTCCATGAAGGTCGGGTTGATCCACAGGCGGCGCTTGAGTGGAGGCGTCAACGTTCCTGCTACGTAGCCTGCTGCCTTGCGGAGGTCTGCCCACGCCAGCGGCAAGTTGCTCCACTGCCTTAGAAGAGCTGCAGGATGATATGTGGCGATCGCGGTCCCGTAACGACTCTGGAAGAATGTGCCCCTGTGCGTGCCAATGGCACCATCGCCAGAAACTGCCCATAGAGCAGTTCCGCCAAGGCAGATGATAAGATCAGGCTTGAGGGCCGTGAGTCTCTTGTCCAGTTCAGCCAATTGCCAGCGATACTGCGGAAGCAGAAACCGCTTGTTAAGAGGATCGCCTTGTGGCGTGAGGCCCAGCTTCTTAAGCTCGGTCTTGTTGGCTGTCCAGTTCTTAAGATCATTGTTCGGTGGCCGATCGATGAACGTGTTGAGGACATGGAACTGGCTGATGTCCAGGCCAGCAGCGGGAAGCAAGCGCTCACGCAACAAGGTGCCGGAGGCGCCCACGAAGGGCACCCCCTGCTGTTCCTCGTCCGCGCCCGGCGCTTCACCCAGGATGACAAGCGTCTTAGAACGCAACGTCGTCGGCGACGCCAGGCTCCCAGCGGGGGGCAGGTACATCGCCCACGGCTTGCTCGACGGGAGGGGCATAGACACCTCGACCAAGGAGTCGATCTTCGATGAGCTTTGCGTATCCTTGGATGTCATGCCAGTTGTCCGTGTCGTTCGGGTTGCCGTTGAGTGCGCGCGCCAGCTTCATGAGGATCATTGTGGCGGCATATTGCTGATCAGGTTCCATGCGATCCCAACCTGGCTGCCCTTCGACCACACCCTGCAATCGCTGCCAAATCTTGGCGCCTTCAGCAAAGATGCCATAGCGTCCCTGCCGTTCGTTCAGCGTTCCTTCAACGTCTGCCATCATTGTGCTCCTTCGATGCCGAGGTCCATGCCGCGCTGCATCAACGCCGCCTTCTCGCCGGTGCCTTCCGGTGCCTTACGCTCCAGTTGGATACGCGCGACATCTGCATTGCTCGGGTCAAGTTCGATGCCCAGCACCCGGTTGGCGCGCAGGTGCAGAGCTGCTGCAAGCGCACCGCCGCTCCCGCAGGTCGGGTCAAGGAATGCCGTGTGCTCGTCAACGACCAGCTTAAGGAACTTCTTGAGCATGTCGACCGGCTTCTGGCTGATGTGCACCTTGGTCTCGTCCAACCGGCACTCGTAGTGGTCGTTCTCAAGCTGACAGATTTTGCGGTCGCCCCGAGAAAACATAAGGGCCGTCTCGTAGCAGTGGCGCGGTCGGCGCTTCGGGTCAGCGGCGACGCCAGTGTAGCCCTTGGTCCAGATCAGTGGGAAGGGCTGCACCAGCTTCCAGCCTGCCTTCTCGAAGCGCTCGATCGTCCAGCCATAATAGGCCATGTCGAACCAGAAGATGCAGTGCGCGGCACTGTGCATGATGTTGTCCTGCAAGCTGAGGAAGCCATCGACCAGCTCGAAGTAGATGTCGGGATCGTCCAGGTAGGCAGGGTTGACGTGCGCGCGACCAGTGCGGCGAGTGTTGCTGCCCCGGTAGCCCTTGCCATAGGGGAAGTCGCAGTGGATCACGTCGAACTTCGGACCCTCATAGCTATCGGCCCACTCCAGGAAGTCGGCGGTGATAACCATGTTGCCGATGGCTGTGCGCTTCTGTTCCACGGCGAGGGCGGCTGCGGCCAGCTTGCCCGCCTCGATCAGGTCGATCTTGTTGTCGGCGGTGGAGGTGACGACGGCATCCATGCTCTGCCCAAGGTTGACGGTGCCAAGCAGCGCAGCAGTGCGCTCGGCCTTGGTCGCGTTCGGTGGCAGCACGGGCGGCAAGGCGATGGCGACGCTGGCTGCAACATCGAGGCCGCGAGCCTGGGCCGCCATCATCGCACGCTCGGCGCGACCGGCGATCAGGTTAAAGGCGCCGGTGAAAGTCTGGCAGGTCGCGACCTCCTCGTCGCCCAGATGCTCGGCAACAGCAAGCGCGCGGCTAACAGTAGAAACGCTGATGCCGAGGTCAGTGCCGGTGCCCATCTGGGTCCACATCGGCATATCCTGCATCTGCATCAGGTGATAGTCGGCGATCGCCTTCGTTTCCTCCTGCCACGCAAGCTGCTTGCGCGCAAGGTTCTCGGTCAGCTCAATGCGGTGCGCCGTGCGCGCATCAAGATGCTCGAAGATACGTGCAGGAATCTTGTCGCGCTTGAGGGTGCGGAAGGCGTCGAGCCGGCGCTCACCTGCGACAAGGGTGCCGTCGCTGTGGATGACGATCGGATTCAGGAGTCCGTCGCGCTCGATGCTGGTCAGCAAGGGGGCGTCCGCTTTGGCCCCTACTCGCTGCCGTTCGACTGGAACCTTGATGTTGGCGACAGGAAACAGTACAACGTCCATAGTAGGCCTCTCTTGGCAGGAGCAAGAAGAAGAGTGGGATCGCACCCCACTCCTCGCGCTTGCACCTGCCGGCGTTAAGCGAGCGGTGCCGGGTTGTCGTAGCGCGTATACGACTTGGTCGCGTCGCGGCTGTCGACTTCCTGCTTCACCTCGATCAGGAAGGGGACGCCGGCGGTGGCCAGCTCCTCGGCCTGCTCGAGCAGGTTCAGGTCATCGCTGATGCCCATGGCCTTGGTGAAGTTGGTGAAGCGATAGCGGGCCTCCGGCGACATCCAGAAGTCCATCGTGAAGGTGCGCTCGGCGAGCGGCTTGCCGGCGGCCAGCGACTCCTGCAGCGCTTCCTGGTCAACGTCATCGCCGGCCTCGAGCAGTCGGCAGGGGAAGCGCATCGCGACGTTGCCGCTCTTGGCCTTGTGCTCCTGCATCATGCCGGTGATCATCGCCTGATAGTGGCCGGTGGGCAGAGCGACGGGCTCCTTGACGTCCTTGGCCTTCACGTTGGCGAGTTCTGCGAACATGCTCATGAGTAGTTCTTTCGATAGATGCAGCGTTTATTGCAAGATTGCGTCGGATTGCTGCATGGGGTTTGTAGCACATAGCGGTGCTACTCGCAACCGGCTTTGCCGGTATTCTGGTTAGACGAGGGCAGTCTTGCCCGTGACCGCCTTGAAGATGTCAGCCAGCCCGGTATCGATCGGGTAGGTGGCTGCCATCTTGGTGCTGGTCTTGCAGGCGAAGAGGCCGTCCTTGTCCGTCTTGAACTGGCGGACCTGCGAGCCCGGCGTCACGCTCAGCGTCACCATGGTATCGAAGTACCGGGCGATCTTGGGCGAGAGCTTACTGCCGAGTGCTTCGGGGTACAGCTTGGGTGTACCTTCGATGCCGGTCAGGTGCGTGTTGATGATGACGTGGCACCCCACGGCGGGCGAGGTGAGGATGGCGATCAGCTTCTCGATGTTGTCCATCGCCGTGCCGTAGTGCTGAATTTCCGGCTGCTTGTGACCAGCGCCGTTGAGCTGCATCACCATGTTAAGGCTGGCTCGACCGGCCATGCTGAGGCTGTCGAGGACCAGCACGCAGTCCTGGCCCCACGTCGTCACAGGCCCGAGGTCGGAACCCCAAAGGGCCTTGCCCTTCTCGCCGCCGTCGAGGGCGTCCATCGCCTGCTGGAAAGCATAGGCCTTCTTGATGCCGACCCGGCCAGCCAGCAGGTTCATGTCGTCCTTGAGCGACACGAAGTCGACGTTGGCCAGTTTGCTCTTGTCCTTGACATAACCCTTCAGGACGGAGAGGCCGTTGTCGAAGTCCAGCACCCTGATCTTGAGACCTGCATCGACAAGCGATGCGAGCGCCCCGGTTTTGCCACCACCAGAGTCAGCTGCGTTCAGCAGCTTGACAATATGGTAGCTTTCATGCTCAGTCATGTTAGGCATTTCAGGTTCCTTATCAGACGCTCTTGCCGCCGGCGCCCATGCGGGCCTCCAGCTTATGGTCGGCGCGCTGGGCGTTATAGGCCATCTTCTCGACCAGCGCCCCAGCGACATCCAGCCGGCTGCCATCCTTGCGCCGGTAGTTGCCGGCGAGGTCGAACAGCCGAATAACTGCGTCTGCGATCTCGACCTCGACCATCGGGCGGTGCGGTAAGTGGTCGTCCATCAGATCTTTCCGATGGCCTTCCATCGCCTCGCTGACTTCGGTAACGACCAGCATCAGCTTGGTGCCGATGACGAAGTTGCTGAGGACAGGATCGTCCCGAAGGTCGAGCCCACCCTGCGACCACCAGCCGGCAGCGAAGTTGGCTGCGCTGATGCGCTCGATGAAGTTTTTGAGGAAGGGCGCCATCGGCAGCTGTGCTGGATCGAAGAACTCCTTGCGGATGTCGTCGGCGAGGCCGCTGAGGACATTGGCGGCATCCGACATATCGCGCTTGCGGCAGCTGGCGGACTTGTCCTCAATGTGCTTGAGGATGGCAGCGACGTAGGGGGTCATGCGAGTGTGCTCAGCTTGCGGACCAGATCGCTGAGCTGATCGAGCAGGAACGCCGTTTCAATGCCTTCCGCCTCGACCTGGCCCAGTCCGCCAGAGAAGCGTTGAGGGCGCTGCGGCATACCGAGGCCGCTGGAGGCCAACGGCGCTTCCGGCGAGCTGCCGAAGGCCTTGTCGACGGTCTCGTTGAGCCCGCGCACGATGTCCCGCAGCCGCACGTTGTTATCATTGGCATCCGAGTGGATATGCTGCAAGGCAGAAGGCGCATCTTTCACAGCGAAGTTGTCGGTCTTCATCTGAAAACCGGGCGCGTCGGCGCTGAACTGATTCATCTTTGGTCTCCGGCAAGAGAGGGTTAGGCAGCGTTCGGCTGCTTGAAGAACGTCACGTTGACGAACTGCCCAACGATCGCGTTGTCGTCGTCGAAGAACGTGATGCGGCCCGTCTGCTCATTGTGCTCGACGTGATCCGCCTCGAGGACGATCGGGTCAGCGCCGGGCTTGGCGTTGATGTCCCGAACAGTGTACTTGCTCATTGCTTATTCTCCTTATACTGAGCCACGGCTCGATCTTGAACCGCAGCATCCTTGTCACTATTGACAGGATCGAAGCCGCAGCCACTGCACGACTCTTCTGTTATGCCGTAGCGTCGGGAGCAGCGCGGGCAGTACTGGTACGGGTCCAGCATTACCTATTCTCCAATGGGTTCCAACCGCGCTTCTGCTCGAAATTGAGTTTGAGATAGCTGTCGCGGTATTCGGGGGGCTGCCGGCACAACTGCTTGAAGTCGCAGAAGTAGCAGGAAGCTGTGTTCATGGGATAGAAGTCGCGCTCGTAGAAGCTGACGGCCAGCTGGTTCGCATACTTGAGCAAGTCGAAATACTCGCGAACCTGTCCCTGCGATCGAGTGGTGACATGTCGGCCGAACTTGACACCTCCGACTTGCAGCGCGATGCCGTCGATGATCGCGCCGCGAGCGGGCTCGTCGAAGATCACGCTGCTGGCAATGGTATAGCCGGTCATCTGATGAGAGAGGTCGAAGCCATCGAAGAACTGCCGACTGATCGCCTTGGTCGTCTTGTAGTCACCGGCGTAGATCGAGCCATTGAACTTCATGCCCCTGTCAATGTGCCCGCAGAGGATGATAGGATGGTCGACGCCATCCAGCTCGATGGGCACACGGAAGCTCAGTTCAACGGCCGGCTTGCCGCTGGTGAGGATGATGGTTTCTGCTGGGTCTTCGCGATAATGCTCAAGGTACCAAACAACAGCACGAAATAGATAATAGCGAGTGCGTACACGGCTGTTGCGCAGAGTGATGCCATCATCTTCGTCTGGGTCGTGGGCTTCCTTGAGCTGGTCGATGTCCTCGTCGGTGGGCAGCGTCGCGGTTGCTGGCTCGGCTGCGAGCCGGATGCAAGCGTCACGGACAGCCTCGTCATGCGTCGCGCCCTTCGACTTTGCAACATGATAGAACTCCAGACCCTTGTGCTGCAGGATGCCAAAGACCAACGCGATGGCAAAGTTCGGGTTGCGCGGGACGTAGCCGCCGATGATGCTCAGCTTGTACCGGCGGGGGCAGCTGAGGATGTTGGTGAGGCTCGTCGAGTCCCAGGCGTACTGGACGGAGGTTCCGGGGAGGAACTGGCTGTCGGGCTTCTCGGCCGAGGCCGGGAGGATGTGGTCCATCGACATCAGAGTTTCCAGTCGATGCTATCGAGCAGTGCGGCCGTGTTGGCTTTCTTGTCTGCTGCGGTGGGCTTGGCCTTGGGCTCAGCGAGCGCCTTACGCGCTGCGGCTTCCTTGGCGGGCGCATCGGCCTTGCCGGTGTCGAGGTAGACCTTGCGGCGCTTCTGCAAGTTGGTGATGATCGCGTCGACCTCAGCATCGGAGAGGTCAAGCGTCGGCTTCGTCAGCAGGGCATAGGCGTCGAGCTGCGGCGTTTCCTGCGTGATGGTGTTGTCGTCGTGAGGCGACAGGCCCTCGACAGGGATGGGTGTGCTGGACATGGGTGGCCTTTCAGTCAGCAAAAGAGAGGGAAGCGTCAATCGGGCAGGTTGCTGATGTCCTGCATGATCGCCTGATTGAGAGTGGGGGCGGCGACGCCCTGGGCCTTCGACCGTTCCCGGTTGAGAAGCTCGACGGCCATTAGGCGGAGCAGCGTGCTAATAGGTCGACCCGTGCGCGCACGCAGCTCGTCGGCAACGCCTTGCGGCAGCCGGACGGTGACGCACTGATCAGCGTTCTGCTTGGGCATCGACTGGCTCCTTGAGTGCGAGGGCAGCCGGTGCTGCATCCTTTGTGATATAGAAAAGCTGCGGAGAGGTAGGGACTCGATAGATATGGCAGCGGAGAGAAGGCTGCGCCCGCATATAGTCGTAGACGATGCGGAGGAACCCATCGGGCGCGTTGGTGCTCACGGAGAGGCCAACGTCCTGCTTATGGACCTCACGCAACAGCGCGCCTACGTCAAAATGTGGCTGGGCCTTGGGCACCTTGGTTCCTGTTGCTGCTCGCTTACGGTGAGACTGGATAGGTAAAGGCCACTAAACCCTTCCAGTCTCGGCGTAAGCGGTGGCAGCGTAGCGTTGAATTGATAACCCCAGGATGGGTTCGCTACGCTGCCACGCGCTAAGCGCAGATTACTCCGCGCCGCCGGTCGGCTCGGCCGCGCCGAACAGATCGCCCAGAACCAGGTCGTCCGACTTGTTCTTGGCGGCCTCGAGCGCCTTGACGATCTTCTTGCCCTCCGCCATCAGGCGATCCTTGTTCGCCTCGAAGATGCGGTTGGTGATGTCCGCCATGTCGACGTCGGCCGGCTTCATGCCCTTGCTCTTGACCAGCTCGGTCGCCTTGGCCTTGGCGATCTTGCGCGCCTCGCGCTCGGCCGGATCGGTCACGCGGGCCTCGCCGCCGCCGCCGCGCTTCACGCCGGGCTCGTAGCTCTCGACGTAGGTGTCGACGAGCGCCTGCGCCGAGGTCTCGTTGTGCGGCTGGGCTTCGGTGCCCTCGGGCGAGCCGGCCGGGACATGGCCGAGCTTCAGCTTGGCGCGCAGGTTGTTGCTGATGTTCTCGGCCAGCGTCTGGTTGAGGATCGCGGCGAGCGCCGGGGTCAGCGTCTGGCCCTCGGCATACGGCGCCGGAACCTGGACCTTGATGCCCTCGATGGTACGCTCGGCGCGGGGGGTGTTGGCTTCGATCTTCATTGTAGTGTCCTTTCGCGTCGTGGATGGTGGCGGTTGCCCCGGTTCGACTATGCCGGTGTGCCACATGCATTACGGTTTAGCAATGCTTTTGTTTCACTGCCGCTGTTTTTATTCAGTCGGCGACGGGACCGGGCCGGATGTGGCGCATGTCGACCGGCTTGCCCAAGTGGCGCGCAAGCTCGATGCCCTGTTCCATGCCCGGCGAAATACCGAGGTCGGCGTAGACGACAATGCGCTCGGCGCTGGCGTACCAAGCGAAGCCAGCGGCCATGCCGGACCTACGCTCTTCGGGGTTGGCGTCGTCAAGAACTCCGCTGAAAGCGAGAAGACCGTGCGAGGCAATGGGGGCTTCGCCGCGCTTGATGCTGTCGAGCAGCGCCTCGTGCAGGTAGTCTTCGTTGCGCTGGACCTGCTCGCCATTGGCACCGGCGCACGGAGACTCGATGATGACTCGCGTGTAGGTGGATGCTGCGAGAGCAAGGTGCAAACCAGTGAGTGCCATGATATTCTCCTAGAGGCCAAGATCGGCGAGAAGTGCTGCGGTGTTGGCCTTGCGGTCCGCAGCAGAGGTGGCGGAGGCAGCGGCTTTGCCCTGCATATTGAAGGCGGCCTCGGCTTGCGCCTTGTCCTGCACGTCGGACCAGAAATCGGCGATGCGCTGGCGATGGAGGCGAACCTCGCCGTCTTGGGCGTCAGGGTCCAGGCCCTGCATCAGCCAGTACATGGCGAACACCATGCAACGATCCCAATCGCTGTTGGGAAAGTTTTTGGTGTTCATCTGCGTGATGCCGTAGGTCAGGCGCTTGGCATTGTGGAGGATGCCGATGAGCTCGGGATGCTCGCGCACGATGTCCTCGGCGCTCTTTTGAAGGAAGCGGGTGGGGTCAGCCACAAGCTTCCTCCATTGCGCTTGCGGTGCTGAAGGTCGAGAAGCGCCCGCTGAAGATGCCCGAGAGGGTGCCATCGAAATGCCAGACGATGCTGCCGCGCTGTGCGCCGACATGATCTGCGATGCGGGCGGCAAGGGCCTTGCGCTGGCGGCGACGTTCGAAAAAAGCGCGCATGTCAGTTGTCCTTCTTCTGAGCATCGGCCATCATGCGCGCGACGTAATCGTCGATTGCGCCCTCGCCGAGAGCAAGATCGGTGGAGGTGAGCGGCAGGGTGGGTAGCGGCCCTGCCTCGAGGTCGACGACAGGTTCGGCGACATGGCGCGCTGCGCTTGCAAGTGCGTCCTCGACGGCGCTGCCATCCTCAGCAAAGAGGCCGGGTAAAGCCTGCTCGCCAGCATTGCTGAACATGATGCACATGCGGCCCTCGCCTGCCGGACCGGGCTCCCACGCGCCGACTGTAACGAGGTGCATGTCGGGCGTGATGAAGCTCTTGTTGCTGGTGTCGCTGCGGCGCCGTAGGCGGTACAGGCTCTGCTTGAGGGACAGCGCGTCGGCCTGACGAATGGGCTCGACGTAGATGCTGCCGAGGCGCAAGGCGGCCTCGTAGATGCCCAGCAGATAAGCACGCGGCCATTGTGCGGCGCGACCTGTGGGGGTTAGGGTGTCGTGGGAGGGCGTGCTCATCGACGTGAGCTCCGACCCAGCAGCAAAAAGACTGCGATGAAGACCACGAGGCACGCAAGCACCTCGGGGCCACTGATAAGACGATAGTTCACTTGGGTTCTCCGGCAAGAGAAAAGGCGGCGGGGCCGCTTAGTCGATCAGGCCCTCGTCACGGGCCTTGTCGGCGAAGCGCTCGTCGGTCTTGGCGCGGGCGGCATCGATGCCCTCCTGCGCGCTCGCGAGCGCATCGTTGAGATCGTCGCTGGTGGTAACGATCGGGGCGGGCTCGCCGACGGCCTGACTGGCCGAGGTGTTGATCTGCGTCGCGGGCGGCGAAACCTTGGCAGCGGCCGGGTAGTCCTCAGGCTTGGGCTCGGTCTGCCGGGTGCCGCCAGCGTCGTCGCGGTTGGTGATGCGGCCGCTGGGGTCGCCCACGCCCTGGCGTGCGGAAGCGGGAGCCTTGGGATCGTTGACGGCAACGGGGCCGCTGGCGGTGGCCGGCGAAGCAGCCTTGGCGGTGGGCTTGGTATCAGCCATGACATGAGTTCCTCGAAAGCAGCGGGATGCTGCACAGGCAGAATGGGCGAGTGGGGCTTGGATGTCGAGTCCGGCCCCACGGGATGTCATACGAGGCGTTCAGCCAGGAGTTTCAGGCGCAGCTCTTCAACCTCCTTGTCGACGGCGGCTATGATGTCAGCGTTGCGCGCAAAACTGTTGAAAGCGTTGAGCGCCCCATCGGCCGCTTCGGTCAGCGTTTCTTTATGGTAGCAGCTACCTTCGTGCTTGTGGGTATAGTACTTGCTGCCAATGGTCATGCTGAAGCGGCCCTCGTCGGGGTCATAGCTGACCCACATACGTTGTGCGCTTTCGAGCAAGCAAGCGGCAATGCCATCGATGATCTCGCTGTGGAAGTCCTTGCGCTGCTCGGCGAAGGTGCCGGGGTAGGGTACGAGGCCGGTCTCCGCGCACTCGGGGCAGGGCTCGTCGTAGAGGGGATCACGTAGAGCGCTGTTGTTGATCGTGCCGCTGCCGTTGCACGTCGGGCACTCCTGGGGTGCCATGAGGGCCGGCAGGTTGTCGTCGGTCAGGGTATTGCTGATAGAGAGCTTGGGCATGTGAAGGGCCTTTCAATGCTGATGTGGTGGCGTGTCATACATTTGCGCCATGGGAATGTATGACACATTTGGGGTCAGGCTTCAATCATCCTACGTTGCTGACGTGCGCGATAGGCAAGGAAGGCGCGGTAGTCTTCGGCGCTCTTGATGCTCCATGTCAGTGCGCCGCTGGCCTTCTTGTAGAGGATCACCGGGTCGCCGCCAGCGGGGCGATAGCGGAAGACCTCGTAGGGCGACTTGACGTGCAGCAGCTCTGCGCCCTCACCCACGAGCCATTTGCCGAACTCGCGGGTGAGGATCAAGCGCGCAATGCACGGCAGCCCTTGGTAGATGCTGAAGTGCTCCGCGTTCGAGCGACGCCGCCGGCTCACCGGAGGATGCCCTTGAGGAAGGCGTCGTCGGCCCCAAGGTTCCAGTTTTCCTGGTCCATCGCAATGACTTCAGCCTGGAGTTCCCCCGGCGTCACCTTGCGCACGCTGACGACCAGCGCGGCCTCGCGGTGCTTGTTATTCGCCAGCGCACTGGCAACACCGTCGACGTAGATCAGCTCGACCTCTGCGCGGGTCTGCCCCACGTAGATCAGGTTGTACTCCTGCTGCAGTTCGGCGGGGGACTCCGCCTTCCAGAAGGGCATGTAGTCGCGCTTGCCCAGCAGATAGACGCGGCGCCATTCGCGGCCCTTGGCCTTGTGGATGCTGGAGAGCGTGACGACGCGCGAAGCGGGGATGTCGTCGCCGAAGAGGCTATCGGCGAGAGCCTCGACATCAGTGAACTTGGCCGAGTTGCCGCTCTGCTCGATGACACGCTCAAGGAGCATGATCGAGGCATCGATCTCATCCTCAAGCAGCGCGGCCGCCGCCTCACGGTCCTTCTTGACGAGCTTGTAGGTTTCGACTTCCTTGTAACGCTCGAGGTCGACGATAGTATCAGCGAGGGGCTGGAAGCTGTGCATGTCAGCGCCCTTGCGAATGTGGTCGACGAGGCGCTTGCCGAGGTCGCGCCCCTCGATCTTCGCTGGGGTGCCACGGCGGATCAGGCCAAGCGCGACAGCCACGTTCGGCTTGTTGAGCCGACAGAGGATGGCGTCACCGGGTTGGGGCAGCGCAAGGAAGTCGGAGCCGATGTCGTCTTTGCCGAGGGTGCCGGGCTCGCGGCGGAAGGCGACGCTGCTAACAGTGCCCGTTCCGATCTTCCTGGGCGCGGTCTGGATGCCGGGCACCAGCTTGCGTGCCTCGTCAAGCACCGCGTCACTGCAGCGCCAGCAGATGCTGAGCGGCAGGGCGGCAACGTCCGGCTCGCAGCGCTTGCGGATGTTGTCGAGGCTGGCGTGGTCCGCGCCCGTGAAGCCATAGATGGCCTGATTGGGATCGCCGACAGCGATGATGCGGCCGCCCTTCGCGACGCTGCGGAAGGCAAGCTCGCGCCGGGTGGGGTTGATATCCTGCGCCTCATCGATGATGACGTTCGCGTACTGGCGAATGGGCATGTTGAAGAGGAGGGGCATGTAAACCATGTCGTCGAAGTCAATCATGTTGCGGCGAGCGTTGCTGCTCTGCAAGAGCTCGATGCATTCGTCGATGGCGGCCTCGACGGAGAGGTCAGCTTCGAACTCGGTGTCGATGCCGCTGTTGGCAAGCAGGTCAGCCCAGGCATCCTTGTCGGTGATGCTGGCGAAGGTCTCGCGGCCGTCGCAAGCCGTCAGGCCTAAGCCCTTGTTCTTGGCCAGCGAGACGGCGCGGACGATGTGCCTGTTGTTCTTGCGAACGGGGTCGTCGTCAGGGTAGTTGGCGACCTGATCCTTCATGATGAAGTGCAGCTTACCGCCTTGGGTCTGCGGCTTCAGGCCGGCCATGCGGAAGCTGGCGAGGCCGTGGGAGTGGACAGTGCTGACGCTGACGTTCGCCGCGACCATGATGCCCAGGTCGCCCACGCGGCGCTTCAGCTCGTCGGCGATGGAGCGGTTGAACGACATGAGGATGCTGGTTCCGCGCAGCAACGGCAGAGCCGCGACGATCTTAGTCGTCTTGCCTGCGCCGGCCTTCGCGTCGACGATGAGGTGAGCGGAGGGGTTGGCAACGAGGTAGGCGTCGATGGCCTGCATCTCAGCGGTGGGGGTGAAGCTCATGTCTTGGTTCCTTACTTAGCGTTGACGTCGAGGGGGTTGGCGGGCACCTGCAGATGATCCACCATGAAGTCGCCAAGGAGGCGGAGCATCTGGCTGCTCAGCTCCATTTGCAAGCTGTTACCCTGCTTGTCGGTGACGCTGACCAGCGCGCTGTTCTGATCCGAATAGCGGCGGATCAAGAGGCTGTCGCCATCCTTGTCGCGGGCCTCGAACTTGGCACCGAGGCCGGGGGTGTGGGTGATGCTGAGTTTGCTACGGGGCATCAAAGGTCTCCTAGGGTTTCGCGGAACATGTCACGCATGGTCTGGCTGATGCCAGGATTGTTGATGGCGTCGATCGCTGCAAGCTGGTGCTGGAGCAGAAGCTGCACCACGCTGACAGGGCCGAAGATTTGGTCAGCCTTGTCAAGGTGCTTGAACGCTGCCATGATCGCACGGTTGATTTGCCGTGCAGTTTCATGCTGCAGCGGGGTGAACTCGTCGGCCATGCCGTTTCCTTTCAGGTTACTTGAAGTATCCGCGCGCTGCCATGTCGGCTATGCGCTTGAGGCTGATGGCGATGCTTGCGAGCATAGCGCCGTTCATCTTGTCGACGTTCTGGCCGCCAAGCCAATTGCGTCCATCTTCAAGCAGAGGCTGGACGCCGGGTTCAACATTGATATGCAGTTTGCGCATCAGCCGCGCTCCTTGCTGAAGAACTTGTCGACCATGCTCGCCGCTTCCTCTTCGTTGGGCTGATGGCCGTGCAGCAGGTTCCACTCGATGGGCATATGCTGCGCCGCTTGCAGGAGAAGCATTTCGCTGTTGCCCGACTGGTCGAAGTCGACCATGCGCTGCGTGGAGGAAAGGAAGCCGCAGTCGCCGTCGTCGCGGTCAGCGATCAGACCGATGGCTTGCACCAAGCCCATCTCGGCAGGAAACAGGCCGACCTGCATGAGGGCGAAGACTGGCTCGCTGATGGGCAAGACGGCCGCGCGCGCTGTGAGGGTGACGGCGTGCCCGCAGGGAAAGCGGATGCTATATGGTGCCACTTGCACCTCGGGGGCGCTGCTGCACACCAGGGCCGCGTTGCCGTGGGCGATGCTGAGCAGGGTGTCGGGCAGCCCCTGCGGCACGCTGCCGTCCGGCCGGGCGCTGAGCCACATGCAGAGGTTGCGGAAGAGGATGGAAGGGACCGGCGGGAACTCGTACTGCTTGTCTTGCACAGCCTCGATGATGTCGGCGATGCTGGCCTCGCGGAAGTAGCTGACATCGCTCTCGCTGGCGAGGAGATTGAGGCGCCGCACGGTGCGGTTGCCGGGGTTCACGGCGATGCAGCCTGCAAAGTGTTTCATGCTGTGTGGTCCTTTCTTAGTATTTGCTGGCGTCATGCCGGCTGCTGGTGACGATGAGCTGGCCGCTGCTGAGCCGCTTGGGGCAGCGCGCGCCGAAGCTGAAGGCACGTTGGGGCTGCGCGAGGCGCTTGCACTGTGCGAGGTATTCGCGGGCCGTGCGCTTGACCTCGAAGCGCGCGGGCTTGCCCTTGGCTGGGATGGCAAGCCACGCGCTGGCGATGTGGGGTTCGCACACGGTCCACTTGCCGGCAATGTGACGCTGGGGCTGGATGATGTTGGGCATCAGAGATTCCTTATGCTTCGAGCTCGGCCTGGGCATCGTCGAGCGCCGCTTGGCTGGTTTGGAAGGGGCCATTGACGGCCTGCTCGTCGCGGTTCCAATACCAGCCGGCAGCGCCGGGGATGGGCGGGTTGAGCCATTCGATGGTGATGGCCTGGCCGGCGACGACATGCTGGCCGGCCGCATCGGGTAGGCGCGGCGAGTCGGTTCCGCTACCTAGGCTGAGCAGATAGTCGCGCAGCTGTTCATTGGTCATATGGGGCATGAGGTTGGCCTTTCATGCGGCGCTGCGTGGGTGCAACGCCGTGATCGATTATAGGGAAAAGCGGGGAGATGTCAATGGGTGGGACATGTAAGACGAGTGAGGTTAGGTGTCTGGGCGGGCGCCGCTTGATCCGCTAGGTCCGCTAAATCCACTAAATCCGCTAGTGGCGGGTAATCGTACCGCTTTTCGTATGACATGGACAGGCGTTGGCGCGTAGCGCCTGACATGGCTACGCCTGACCAGCGTCATACAATCTGCACCCTGGCCCTCTGCTCTTCTGAAAAAAAAAAAAAATATATAAAAATAAACCTCATAGACAAAAGTGCCCAAGAGCGTTGAGACTTCACGCCTGAAAGGCTGGCAAGGTATGACATTTGCGCCATTAAAATGTCATACATGGCCATCTGGTCGAGGCTGAAGCACGTCATACGAAAATAGGGTGGATTGCCCTGCGCTAGCGGATTTAGCGGAGCAAGCGGATTTAGCTGATCTTGCATGTTCCCACTATGTCCGGGCCGCTACGCATTGCCAGCCGGCACTGGCACTACCACGCCCGAACGCGCCCCAATGCGCCACACTAGCCGCCCTAGGGCACCAGTGCGCCCTTGCCGCCCAAATTTCCCGCCAACTTGGGGCCGATCTCGCGCCCCGGCGGCCCAGGCTTGGTCAGCAGCCATCTGGTGCAGGCAAAGAAAAACCCCCCGCCGCGAGGCAGGGGGCTTGAAGTGGCTGGTAGTGCCGGATCGGACTTAAAGCTCGATGCTGGTAACATCGATTGCCGCGCTTGCCTTCGCGCGCCGGGCGGCTGCCTCATCGGCCAGCTTGCGGTACTTGGCCTCGATTGCTTCGCGCTTCTCGCTGACCAGCTTGTGATCGGCAGCCAGCTTGTCGTCGTTGGCCTCACGGCGCGCCATCAGAAGGGCGACTGCATCCATGAACTTGCTGAAGGTCGCCGACTCATCCTTCCCGAACACCTGCTGCACAGTGTCCTTGATGCTGCGTTCGATCTGCGCGGTCGTGGCGTTGGTCAGCGCCTTCCGCTCATCGACGAAGGCCTCCTTCAGTGCCGCACTGGCGCGCTCGCCGCCGCCGCTACGTGCAGCCCATTCGCCGCGCATCCAGGTGTCAACTTTCTTGTTGCGCTGCGCGTGCCACACGTCATCGCTGTTCGCCGCGCCGTTGTCATCCTTGCCCCGGCTGATGTTGTTGAGCGCGCCGATGAAACCATTCATCGCTGCAAAGCGGATGATCTCGGGATGCGCGGCTGCGAGGGCCTTGACGTCGAGCTTGACGCTCTTGCCCGTGTCGCCGGTGGCAACTTCGAGGGACTCGGGCAGCTCGATCTGGAACTTGAACATGATATTGGCCTTTCGTTTGCCAGCCTTGGCTAGGCCCTTTGCCTTGCCTTGCTGACAAGTGATCAATGCCCGAAGCGGCTCAAGGTTGCAAGCCCCAAAATTCTTTTTGAGCCATGCATACGTATGCATAATGATGAGCCACGATGCAGCGCCATGCTGATGGTATAAGGTATGCAATTGGCTGGGCCGTGTCGGGAGCAATAATGTTGCGCCAGCCAGCAACTACCTATGCCCCTGACCCTACCCGGCCTCCTCCCCAAACGCATGGCCCCCCTCCCGGTGGCGCAGCTAAAAAATTTTCCCCACAACTTTTAGCCTCTTTTCTCCCTTCAGCAAGCTGCCTTGTCCTACGCCGCGCAAGATGCCACTGGCCCTGCCGGCCGAGTCGCGCTACGTTGCTGCAACTTCGCAGGCGCGCGCAAAGAGGTCCGTTATGAGCATTCCCGGCATGAAAAGCACCGCCGACTTCGACTATGAGGAGCGGTATCGCAACCGACCTCCGCAGGCGAAGGCCTTCCGCGTGCTTAACGTGCCGCCGATGCCTGTCGCGGGTCAGCAATACTACTACACGGCGCTGACCGAAGGGGCGTTCCAGCCCATCGTCTGGCACAGCGATGACCTGCCGAGCGGCCTTGTCCTCGACGCCATCTATGGCTCGATCAAGGGAAGCACGCAGGAACCGCGCGCGTTCACCATCAGCGGTACGGATGCGCGCGGACGTGTCGTAACGCTGGTCGCCGGAAGCGACGATCCAGTCAATCAGAGCTTCTTCTCCACCACCCCTTTCTTCACCACCGGCAATTTTTGGAGGGCGTAACATGGCTGTGCTAACTGAGTTCAAGGACACCACGAAGGGCTTGCCCGACGCAAAGGACACGCTGAATGACGCGCTTGCGACCATTCGCGCTCTGGTCCAGCGCGTCGCGCAGCTCGAGGGGTCCGTCGCACCAACCCCGCAGGTCTTCTTCACGACCCCTGAAGTCAAGGTCGTCGAAGGCAGCACCGGCGAGAAAATCCTCACCTTCACCGTGAAGCGCACGCGGACGGAAGGCAGCGCGGTCGTCGCCCTGCTGTTCAACGCTGGCAACACCTCGCAGAACGACTATTTCAACGGCCTCTATCCCGGCAATCGCAACGTCGTCTTCAATGACGGCGCCGGCGAGGCATCCTTCTCGATCAGCGTCAACGGCGACACCGATGTCGAGACGGACGAGTCGTTCAGCTTCACCATCCTGCCGCCGGCCGGTTACGTGGCTGCGAGCCCCAACGTCGCGACCGGCATTATCCTGAATGACGACTTCGGCACCACGCCGCTGCAGCCGCCTTCGGCCAACCCTGTCACGGCGAAGGTCGTCGGCCCTGCCACGACGGCGGACACAGGCCCGCAGGACCTCGGCGGCAAGCTGCATAGCTTCCACTCGGAGGCAGGCACTGCGGGCGACACCGGCGCGCAAAGCATTTCGGCGGACCTCTACCTGCTGTGCGACACGCTCGACAGCAACCAGACCTGCGGCATCTGGATCAAGAACCTCGGTGGCAGCCAATACACCGAGAATTATTACTTCGCCAATGGGCAGTGGAACCGCTTCCCCGGCGGCGAGGCTGGCATCAATTGGGGTCGCGGGCTGCTGCGCGAGGATGTCATCGACATCAGCGTCGATAACGGTGCGCTCAAGGTCTTCCTTAACGGCAGCTTCTACCAGCAGTTCCCGAAGAGCGTCATGGATGCACGCTTCCCGAACGGCTTCGGGCAGTGGGCGCGCTATGCGCGTAGCAGCGGCACCTACACCCGCAACATCACGCTGTCGGGCGGTCAGGTCTCGCCGATGACGCTGATCAACGTGGAGCTGGACGGCAACGGCTTCGCGCGCTCGACCTTCTACTACACCGGCACGCCGCTGGGTTATGTCGACGGCCTCTTTGATAGCACCGGGAACCAGATCGGCACCTGGAAGCCTTCGATCCGCGCTGAGAACGCGACGAAGGGTCAGGCGACCTACCTGGGCAACCACAAGGCGCCCAAGACAGGCGTTGCGTACACCTACAAGATTGTCGAGGCTGACAGCACCGGCGCTCCGAAGACGGGCGTCACGCCGATCAGCAAGTCGATCGTCGCGCCTGGTCCCATGACGTTCGGCATCAACGTCACGAACGACCAGTACTCGATGAATCCCCGTCGCAACAAGGTCTGCAATTACCGGAACAACTTCAGCTCGTGGAACTACAGCCTCCGCGACTGGGCTGATGCCAACCCGCAGATGGACGCGCTGTTCACCGGCCCGTCCCTCGCGGCCGTCAAGCAGATCATGATCGACAACTCGACGACCAACATTCTGACCAGCGGTCCGAACGTGTCGCCGGCTGGTACGGTTGCGGGTCGCGAAACGCGCGGTGATGGCAGCGGCCTGGGCCCTGTGTTCGAGACCGATACGCCACGGCTCGTCGGGCAGAAGATGTACGTCCGCTGGAAGGGCGTGCCGGATCACATCAGCTACTACCGGGGTGCTTACGAAACGGCACAGAACCGGGTTGCAGGTTCGGACGGCACCCGCTCCTGGGTCTACTTCAACCACAACTACGACCCCACGCTGTACATGAAGGGGACTGGGCCGTCGGACCTCGTCAACACGATCTGGCGGATCAAGGCTGTCAACGACACCGTGCCGACCGAGATCGAATGCTTCGCGGTCGACGAGAACAATGTGCCGATCGGCACTGGTTACTGGGACCCGGATTACGTCAACGAGAAGAAGCGCCTGAAGGGCCATACGATCAACGGCGATCGCATGATGGACTGCCAGCGTATCATTGGCATGTACAACGTGGCCTGGACGGACGCGCATATCGCTGACGGCATGAGCCGGGCGCCGATGGGCGGCTGGGGCTACGAGATGTGCTTCAGCTGGTTCGAGGCGCAGGACATCGGCGGGCAGGTCCACATTCCGCTGTTGGCCACCGAGGCCTTCATCCGCAAGGCGGCCCGCAAGGGTGCGATCTGGTCGGCGCGCACGCTGCTCATGATCTATTGGGAACTGAGCAACGAAATCTGGAACAGCGGCCAGCCGAGCTGGGGCGAAGCCGTGCGCCAGGGCAAGGCGGCGGGCATCACCGGCGCCAGCGATCACGACATCTGCATGAAGTGGCACAGCTTCCGCCAGCGTCAGGTCATGCAGTGGATTACGGACGAGTACAGCAAGGTTGCTGGTGCTTCGCCGTTCCTCGCGCGCGTGATCACCGTCCAGGGCACCAATGCAGCCAATGCCCGCACCACGCTCGAAGCGGACGCCCTGTGCCTCACCTACACGGATGAGATTCAGGTCGCCCCGTACCTCGGCAACGGTTACGGCTCGGGCTACCCGAAGGATGCACCCTCGATCACCGATGCGATGCTGGATGATTACATCTCGCGGCTGCTGACGGTGGCCCTGCCGGCGGTGTTCGGCGGAGCGGCATCGATCCGTGACTACGCGTTCAGCAAGGGCAAGAGCTTCGGCTGCTACGAGGGCCTCCTCGAAGACCCGCAGAACGATCAGTTGCTGATCAGGCTGAAGAACGATGCAACGCGCTTCGGCTACCTCGTCACCTCCATGCTGACCGAATTCAAGCGGTTGGTCGGCGGGCACTGGCGCGGGTATTACGACAACAGCATGAAGTGGGGCCTGCGCCCGCACATCTGTCAGTCGGCGGACGGCCAGATCAATGGGCTGCAGCCGGCGGGAGGCATGAAAGCCTTCTACGACTTTGTCGCGGCACAGCCGGTTCTCGCTTAACACCGAACTCCGGGCAGCTTTCACGGGCTGCCCGGAGACCTATGAAGGAGCAAAACGTGGACCTTGACCTCTCGGATATGGATGTAACCCCGGTCGTCACTGCAACGATCGAAGGCATCCTGGAACCTGAAGACCTCGCGGCGCTTGTCAGCCAAGGGTTCGACGCACAGGACCTAGCCGTTGCTGCGGCGCCGGTCGATGATCCGAGCGACCTGAAGAAGCTGCGCGAGAAGCACCATAGCGTAGCGCGGCTCATTGCCGGTGGCATGGCCCAAAGCCTCTGTGCAGCAATCACCGGCTATACGCAGCCTTATATCAGCGTACTGCTGAAAAATCCGGCGATGGTCGAGCTCATCGAGATGTACCGGATCAAGAACGGGGCTGCGGCGCAGGTCATCACGGAGAACCTGCGGACGGTTGGCAGCAAGGCAACTGAGAAGCTGAACGAGATGCTTGACAATGGCACCGTTAAGGATGTACATGAGCTGGTGGCCATCGCGAAACTTGGCCATGATCGCTCGGGGCATGGGCCAAGCAGCACCAGCCACAACATCCAGGAGTCTCATGTGATCGACCACGCGAAGCTGGCTCTTCTCAACGACGAGGCGCGGAAGGGAAGCAAGGAGTTCATTCGCTCGCGCGCTTCGCGCACGCAGCCTGTGATCGAGCACAAGCCGACGGAGGCCGCCGATGAAGGCGACTGAGCGCTGGTTCCTGACCGACACGAAGATGGGCGCCAGCACTAATGTCAGCAAGGCGACTAACAGCGCAATCGAGGCCGGCATCCGCTACCATCGCAAGATGTATAAGACGCTCGGCCTCCACTGCAAGATGGCGCTGCCTGACTGGCTGCTGATGATCGAGCCGTGGTTCAAGAGCGAGAGCCAGAAGCTGCGGTCGCCGGATGCCGTGCTGGTGCACAAGGCGCGCAGCATCGGCGTCGTCATCGAGGTCAAGAAGAATTGGGGCGACGGCAAGGACACGAAGCTGTTGCAGGAATACCTGCCGCTTTGCGCCAGCGCCCTGGGTGTCAAGACCTTCCCGCTGATGCTGGTCGGCAACGTGCGCGGCCTGCCGCATGAAGCGTTCACCAGCATGGCGAAGCTGATCGACGAGCCCTTAGCCTGGACGCCGGGCAAGCCCACCCCCACTTTGCTGAAGCTATAGGAAGCCGCCGTGAACCTCCGCGAGAAGATGATCCTGGACCAAGCCGTCGAGCGGAGCAGCTGGGACCCAGCCTACTTCCTCCGGTTCTTCTTGCGGGCCTGGTTCCCGAGCGAGCTGCCGCCCTTCCATCTCGGCGTGCTGGCGCTGATGACGCGCAAGGTTGAGTTCCTCAACCATTATCCTGACGCGCATGACTTCTTGCTGAATGAGTTCTGGTACGAAGCCGACCCTGACGACAAGACGGCGCATGAGCAGCCGAACAAGGGCCGCATCAACGTCTTCGAGAAGGACGCTGACGGCAACATCGTGCTTATCGCCGACGAGCACAACAATGTGCTGATGCCGCGCGGTTACAGCAAGACGACGCTGATGAACGGCGTCAACCTCTACGAGGTTATGACTGACGGCACGACGTTCGTCGTCTATATTTCGAAGAGCAGCCCCCACGCCGAGATGCAGCTGGGCAACATTCGCGGGCAGCTCGAGGGCAATGAACTGCTCCGCAGCGCCTACGGCAATGTGGTGCCCACCAGGGCAGACACGGAGAAGTGGCAGGCAGATATGCTGCAGCTACGCAACGGCGCCATTCTGGTGGCGAAGGGCCGGGGCGGTCAGGTCCGTGGCCTCAACTTTGATGCTCGCCGGCCGAACCGTATTGTGCTCGACGACGTTGAAGACGACGAGACTGCGAAGTCGCCAACCGTCCGCAGCGAAACGGAAAGCTGGTTCTACACCAGTGTCGAGAAGGCTGGCCAGCTGATGGAAGGCATGATCGGCGAGGAAGGTTCCCAAGACCCGCTGCGGATCACGAACCTCGGCACACTGCTGGGCAGCGAGTGTCTCATGATGACGCTGGCCAAAGACCCCAACTTCAGCACCATCAAGTTCGGCGCTAAGCTGCGGCTGGATGATCCGAGCGACCACCGGATGCTGTGGGCCTTCAAGGAAAGCTACGAGACGTACAATCGCGAGCGTGAACGCCACCGGAAGATCGGCAAGCTGGCGGAGTTCACGCGCGAGAAGGACTCCTCCATTCGGGTGAGCGATGATGCCATATTTCCCTCGCAGTTCATCTATGCGCCCACTCCGCTCAGCGATCTTATACACCGCGCGCAGGCGCTCGACCCTGCTATCAGTGAGCGAGCGGGCGCGGATCACACGGCAATTGTCGTCAGCGGACGAAGAGCCTCCGACGGAGCCATATGGCTACTAGATGAATGGGGTGGCACAGGCAAGACCCCGACCGATAAGATCAACATGTTCTTTGAGATGCACCAGCGCTGGATGACCACGCACAACGGCATCGAGGCTGTACAGTATCAGGCGTCGCTGATCTACCTGATGAAGGAAGAGATGGCACGTCGGCAATACTTCTTCAGCATCACGCCGATCCGGCAGGGCCGCGAGCAAACGAAGGACATGCGGATCACGGGCATGCTCTCACCGCGCTATATGGGAGGCATCATTCGTCACCTGAAGCCGCTGGCGGGCGTCGAGGGCAACCTTGCTGACTGGCCGAACGGCAAGAAGGACTATGCTGATGCGTTCGCCATGTCGCTGACGCTGCTAGGCGAGACGCAAATGCTTGCGCTTCCGGAAGCAGCCAAAAACGCCATGGACTACGCACCCCAAGAAGAACGATTGCCCCCTGCGTATAGCGTGGTAGGTAACTATATCATGTCAGGGCGTGACCCCCTGCGGAGCGGTCGTTACGGATAAGGAGCATTAAGAATGGCGACGGACATTGCATCGCTGCTGGGAGCACCGGCAGCACCGGGTCAGTCGCCATTTGCTGGACCGGGCGCAATGCCCGCTAGTGTGCCCACGCCGGGGCTTCCCGTGCCCGCCACCGTGCCTCCGCAACCGTTCCAAGGCTTTGGCGGCATCGGTGGCCTATTGGGCATGATGGACGGCTATGGGCAACCGCCGGCCCCGCCGACGCCACCGATCGACAAGCTGCGGCCCGACAGCGACCTGCACGGCAAGGTCCGTGTCAAGCTCGACGCGATGCTGAAGTTCAGCCGCGACGCGATGAAGAAGCACTATAGCCGCTGGAACCTGAACGAGCTCAAGGTGCAGGCCTACACCTCGCAGGAAGACTACGATCACATCACTCAGCGGATGCGGGACGCAGGCAAGGGAAGCCGGCCGCCGGAGCCGATCAGCGTCGTGGTGCCGTATACCTATGCCACGCTCCATGCTGCGGCGACGTTCATCGCCACGGTGCTGCTGGGGCGCAAGCCTATCTTTCCGCTGATGGCGACGCGCGGCACCGAGGTCGAGCGGGCGCGCCGGATGGAAGCGGCGCTGCAGAGCCATCTGGATGCCAGCCGTGGCTACGAGACGCTGTGGCAGGGCATCTGGGACAGCTTGCTCTACGGCTTCGGTCCGCAGCGCATCACCTGGGAAGAGCGTAACGGCGCGCGCATTCGCTGGGTCAATGGGCAGCGGGAGCAGAGCACGGGGCTGACGTTCGCGGGCAATGTGCTCGACGCGATTGACCCCTACAAGTTCTTCCCTGATCCGCGTGTGCCCATCAGCGAATGCAATGTAAAGGGCGACTTCATCTTCACTGAGGGCGACATCAGCGAGACGGTGCTGCGCGACATGGAACGCGCTGGCAGCATGAAGTGGGTCAAGGAAGCGCTGAGCAGGGGGGCGGAGCGCTACCGGGAAACGGACACGGTAAGGCAGGTGCGGCTGGGCATCGGCTCGGGAGGGCTGATCGTGCCGCAGAACGTGGTCGGCTTCCGGCCGATGATGGAGGGCACGGTACGGCTCTCGCCCAAGGCCTGGGGTCTCGGCGATCAGGAAGACAGCGAACTGTGGAAGTTCAGCTGGTTCGAGAATGGCCAGATCATGCAGGCCGAACCGCTGGGCATGATCCACGGGCAGCACCCCTTCACGGCTGCCGAGCCGACCAGCTTCGGGCATGACTTTATGTCCCTCAGCATGGCGGACATGATCGGCAACTTCCAGGACATCCTGAGCTGGCTCGTCTCGTCGCGCATGGAGAACGTGCGGGCCGTGGTACAGAACAGCTTCGCTGTCGATCCGGCGCGCATCGATGTCAACGACATTCGCTCGAGCGCCATCGGCCGCATCATTCGGCTGAAGCAGACTGCCATGGGCTTGCCTGTCAAGGAAGCCATCATGCAGATCATGGTGCAGGACGTCACCGCCGCTCACATGGGCGACATGCAGAACATGCGTATTCTGGCTGATACCATCACAGGCGTCAACGACAATATGCGCGGCATCCAAACGGCTGGCGGGCGTCGGTCGGCGACGGAGGCGCGGATCGCGATGCAGAACGGAGGCGGGCGCCTGAGTCAGCACGCCGTCCGCATCAGCAGCCAAAGCTACCATCCGATGTGCAGCCAGATGATCAGCAACACCCAGCAGTTCATGCCGGATGAAATGTGGATCGAGCAGACCGGCGACGACGGGCAGATGAGCAGCAACAAGATGACGCCGGAGATGCTCGTCGGCGACTTCAACTACCAGATCAGTGACGGGACGCTGCCCTTTGACAAGGGTGCTCTGGTGGAGGTCTGGAAGGAAATCCTGATGGGCGTGGCCCAAGACCCTGAGCTGCGGCAGGAGTTCAGCCTCGCCAAGATATTTCGATACACAGCAGAGCTGGGCGGCGCGAAGAATATCGACAGCTTCCAACGCCAACAGCCTCCGGCCATGCCCATGATGGGCCAAGCTGCGCCCGATCCGGCGACGATGCCGGGTATGGTGCCTGCCGGGCCTGCCATGCCGCAAATGCCATTGATGCTCGGTGGGGGAGGAATGTAGGACATTTTCACGTCGCAAATGTATGACAACAGCATGAAGGAGCAAACACATGCGCGAAACCGCTGACGAGCTGCAGAAGTTACTGGACAACATCGAGGGGGTCGTCGAACCCAACATCGAGCAACGTCGGGCACTCATAGAGATGCTCGACACCCCCGGCTTTAAGGTGCTCATCGGGCTGCTGATCACCTCGCGCCAGGGCCTCTACGTGCAGCTGGGCAACGTACAGCTTGCGACACCCGAAGGGGTCTCGCGGGCCGCCGTCCTACAAGGCATAATCAAGGGCATTGATCTGGTTCCCCAGACTCTGCTAGACCTAATGTTGCCCGCGCAGGTGGGCACCGAAGGAGCAAAGGATCACTCTCATGGCTGACGACGCAACCAACGATCTCCAGGCGCTGGCTTCCCCGCCGGCGAACGACACTGACACGATGGCGAGCGTCTTCGGTCTCGATGACTCGTTCGACAACGGCTTCACGCCGCCCTCGTCGACGAACGATGTTCCCGCAGCGCCGGCCCCCCTTTCGGCGCCTGCGGAACCGGCGGCAGGTGCGGGGGTTGTTGCTCCTTCGCCCGTACCTGTCGCTGCACCAGTGGCCCCGCAGCAGGCACCCGTTGCCCCGGCACTTCCGCCGCTCGCAACGCCGGCTCCGGCGGCGACTCCCCAGCAACCTGCGCCGGCAGCGCCCGCACAGCCTGCCGCACCCACGGCGCAGGAACTGGAAATGGCCAGCCTTCGGGCAACGATTGCTCATCTGCAAGCGCAGATCACGCAGTCGGGGGGCCAGCCGGGCACTCCGCCCACTTCGCCTGCTCAGCCGGCAGCCCCTGAGGCGCCGCGCTACGAGCTCTCGATACCGAGCCAGCTGGGTGACGCGATCTTCTCCGAGGACCGTGGCACGGCGATCATGGGTATGCAGCACATGATCAACAGCCTGGCATCCACCATCCATCAGCGACTGCAGGGTGAGTTCCGCCAGGAGCTCAACAGCTATGACCAGCGCCAAGTGCAGGCGCAGACCGCAACGCAGCAGCAGCAGCAAGCGCAACAGGCGCAACAGGCCTATTATTCGGCCTTCCCGACGCATAACAATCCGGTCGTGCAGCAGATCGTTTTCCATGAAGCGCAGCAGCTTCAGGCACAGTATCCGAACCTGCCGTTCGACCAGAACTATATCAGCGCGCTCGGTGCGCGCGTGAATGCGTCGATTGCTCTGCTCAACGGCCAGCAACAGCAGCAGCCGCCGGCTCCGGCCCCTGCGCTGCCGCCGACGCATGTGCCGCCGCGCCCTGCGCCTTTTGCCCCCACGGGGCAGCGCATGGCCCCAGTCACGGGCGACGACCTGCAGGACATGATGGATCAGACAATGGCTGGGGGCATGGGCCCTCACTAATCGAGAAGGAATGCGAAGATGGCACTGCCCGGAATGAAGAGCACGGCGGATTTCGTCGCCGATGAGCGCCCGAAGAACTGGCGCGGTCAGCTGCTGTTGCGGTCGCCGCGCAGCAACGCCCCGCTGTTCGCGCTCACCAGTCAGATGGGCTCGGAGCGGACCACCGATCCCGAGTTCAACTGGTGGGAAGAAGAAGTCCAGATGTTCGGCTTCAACGTGGCGCAGGACGCTGCGGCGAATGCCACCACGCTGACGCTCGCCAAGGGCGGCACGATGCTGAAGGCGGGCGACTCGCTCAAGGTCAATGCCAGCGGTGAAGGCATCCGCGTGATCGCCGTCATCAGCGACACGCAGGTCAGCGTGCAGCGCGGCTTCGGTCCGGCCGGCACGGCGGCAGGCACCTCGGCTGCGATCTCGGCAGCGACCGACGGCAAGCTGCTCTATGTCGGCTCGGCCTACCGCGAGGGTGCGCCGCGCGCGCGTGGCACCAGCTACAACCCGACCAAGAAGAACAACGTCACGCAGATTTTCCGTGACCCGGTCGAGCTGACCCGCACCGCCGCCGCGACCGAATATCGCACGGGCGATCCCTGGAAGAACGATCGCCGGCGCGCGATGCACAAGCACGCCCTGGGCATCGAGCGCGCGCTGTGGCTCGGCACCCGCTTCGAGACGATCGAGGAGGGCCAGCCGCTTCGCATGACCGACGGTCTGCTGAACTTCGTGCCGGCGAGCAACATCCGCACCGTCAGCGCCGCTGGCGTCGACATGGACGAGCTCGAGAGCTACTTCGCGGACATCTTCGCGTTCGGCAGCTCGGAGAAGGTGGCATGGGGCAGCATCCGCACCATGATCATCCTGAACACCATCGTTCGGAAGAACTCCCAGTACCAATGGGGACCGAACGAGAAGGAATACGGGATGAATGTCAAGCGGCTGTATACGCCGGCTGGCACCCTGGTCCTGACCGAGCATCCGCTGTTCGGCCAGCAGGGGCAGTTCCTTTCCGAGGACCTGTTCATCATGGACACGGCCAACCTGAAGTATCGGTACATCACCGATACGACGCTGCTCAAGGACCGCGAGGACGCTGGCACCGACGGCAAGGCCGAGGAATATCTCACCGAGTGCGGCCTCGAGGTGCACCACGGCGTCACGCACTTCTGGCTGCGTGGCTTCAAGAAGGCGCTCAAGGACGACTAACAGGCTCTCCGGCAAGGGAGGTGGGGAGGGGCTTCGGTTCCTCCCCATTTTGCCGCAGTTTCGGCGAGGGCAGCAGATGATCCGGCTGCTGCCCTCACCTAAGCTGATGGAGACTGAATGTGGGCACGGTAGGTGAGCTTGCGCAGAAGGTCAGGCAAGCCCTGGCCGTCGACGCTCAGTACGAAGGGATCACGATCCCCAGCGGTATCCGGCGCGTCATGCGCCGTTTGCTGCGCGACTATAACTTCCCCAAGAGCGTGAAGCGGTATACTTCCCCTGCGACGACGCTGAACCAAGTCAGCTACACGCTGCCTGATGGCATGAAGCGGCCGTTGGAGGTGCGGTTCTTCGATCCTGTGGCGAAGACCTGGACCATTCGGCTGGAGCGCCGGGAAGGCTTCTCGTTGCCCTACACCGACAGCGATGTCGAGGGGCGCTACGGCCGCTATTTCTGGCTCGAGGGCAACAACCTGCTGGTCGACACGCCGATGCCGGTTGCAGGGCTGCAGATGATCGTCTGGTATCAGAGCCAGTTGGTCGACGCCGCCACCGAGACCTGGATGCTCGACGATATGGAGGACATCATCTTCAGCATGTCCGTCATGAAGCTGGCGGCCGAGTTGCGGAAGCCCGAGGTCATGCAGGCCTTTGCGCCGCTGGTCGGCGAGGAGATGACCAGCATCGCCATTTATGCGAATGAGCTGGAATGGAACGGGCTGCAGATGCAGATGCGGGAACCGCGAGGTCTGCCCTCGGCGCGTTACCCGGCTCAGGTCACCGGGTAATGGCGGGTACGTCGGGCTCACGGCCGCCCGGCGGACCCCAGTCGTTGTTGCCCTATGCGGGCTTCGCGCTGGCAATCGCCGGGATCATCTACCAGGGGGGCATCCTGAGTAGCACGGTCCAGCAAAACAGTGCGCGTTTGACTGTCCTTGAAGCTGCGGACAAAGCGCGAACCCTGCAGCTTGAACAGATGAACATACGGGGAGAACGCAGCGCAGCAAAGCTCGATTTTTTAGTCGAGCGGGCGCAGGATGAGGAGAAGCGGCGATGAGTCTCTTGGCAGCCACAATGATGATGACCAGCGGTTTCACCATGATGGTCTGGCGGCCTCGAGGCGTTGGGGGCTTTTTGGCTCCCATCGTCATCGGCTTCGTGCTCAGGGAGGTGTATATACCGACCTATGAGCCCGATCCTGTGCTCGATAGCGCTGTGAAGCGCCTCGAAACAGTACACTGAAGGAGCAAGAAGATGGACCCCACAATCGCAATTCCCTGGTACAAGAGCCGCATTATCGTCGGCGCTTTGACCAGCCTGATCAGCAAGGTACTGGTCGTCAGCGGTGTCATGCCCGACATCATCGGGCAACACTCGGGCGACATCGCCGCTATCGCTGTGACGGGCATCGGCATGGCAGCAGACGCTGTGGTGATGCATAGCCGCACGAAGCAGAAGGAAGCGCCAGCGATCGCCAGCAGCAAGGCCTCAGCAAAGCTGCAAACGGTGCAGGCTATTCCGGTGGCCGAGCAGCATGAACCTCTCTGGACGCCGGAATATGTGCGTGCACTCAACCAGCCTGCTCGCCAGATGGACCTGATGGTCGACGAACCGCAGCTTCCCTTCCCCACGCAGGCCGAAGCCTACGAGCAGGAGCAACGGGCATGATGGAAGCCATCCGGGCCGAACTCGAAGAGTTCAAGCGCGATGTCAACCTCTGGGTCGACGAGCTGATCGCAGTCACCAAGGGGGCTGACGAAGAAGTCGTTTCGCAGCGCACTATTTGCTACGGCGCGCAGGTGTCGCCGGAGTTCAAGGCTGCTGTCCTCTGGATCGAGGCGCAGCTGGGTCTTAGCGCCGACAACCTGATGGCGTGCATGGCATTCGAGACCGGCGGCACCTTTTCGCCAAGCGTCAAGAACGCGGCGGGCAGTAGCGGCACCGGTCTTATTCAGTTCATGGCTGCCACCTACACTGGCATGGTGAAGGCGTATCCGGTGCTGAAGAACGTGGCGGCGAGCCACGAAGCGCTGGGTCGGCTGGATGCCGTGAAGCAGCTGACCTTCGTCTATTACTACTTCAAGGCGTTCGGCAGCAACCTCGCCGGGTGGAGCCTGGAGGATACCTATATGGCGATCCTCTTCCCCAAGGCGATCGGCAAGCCGCTGAGCTGGGCGATGCCGTGGGCGGCCGGCAGCCTTGCGTACAAGCAGAACGCCGGCCTGGACCTGAACAAGGACAAGGTCATCACCAAGGCTGAAGCGGCTGCCGGTGTGCAGAAGCGGCTGATCCTTGGCAATCAGCTGAAGGGATAAGTCATTGCGCCGTCGCTCGCCTGTCTTCACCGCCCTGGACCCCAAGACGTTTAGCTCGGGGTTGCAGCCGGACGTGCATCCTGGCCTTCGTGTCCTTTGGGACGAGGCACAGAATGTCACGTTCGCTGCAGGGCGCGTGAAGCGGCGGGTGGCGCCAGCGACCATCTTCTTGCCTGATCCGGCGAACAATCCCATTCGCGGGCTGTCACAGCAACAGGCAACCAACGGCACCCGCTATCTGTGGTCGGCGCAGGGTGTCGGCGGCGGAGATACTTTTGTGCTCACTCGTTGGTATGGGCCGACGCGCGAGGTCATGGGCATATTCCCTGCCGGTTATCGACGGGACGAGAGCAGCATTGCTGTTGCTTCGTTTGTCGACTTCACGCACTATGGCGACTGGACAATCGCCAACAGCGGCACCAGTGTGCCGACGCTCTTTAAGCCCGGCTATCAGGGACCGTTGGGTGACGCTCCGGCCGGCGTAGCGCGGATCATGAAGAAGCTCAGCTTCATGCTGGCGATCGGTTATGGAGCGCGGGGAACGCGCGTCGGCTGGTCGGACGCAGATAATATTGAAAGCTGGACGGCGAGCAAGACAAGCCTTGCCGGGGCACTCAGCTTCGATGACTTCGACACGCGCATCAAGTGTGCTGTGCGACTTGGCAGCGCCATTGCTGTCTATGGTGAAGATCAGATGGGCTTGCTCAGCTACATTGGGCAGCCCTTCTACTTCAGCCAGAAGACGGTGCTGGACGGCATCGGCGCCTGCGGGAAATTCAGCGTGGCAAGCGACGGGGCCAGCAACTTCGGCGTTGGTCGCGGCGGAGTCTGGTGGACGGACGGTAACAGCTACCGTTATATTGACGAGGGCTTCCTGCATGACTACCTGCAGGACAATGTTAACTGGTCGCAGCAAAGCAAGATCACGGCCTGCCGCAATGACTACACCGGCTGCTTCGAGTTCAGCTTCCCGATGAACGGGAGCCTGGAACCGAATGAGGCGTGGTCGTTCGATCCGCGCAATGGCGGCTGGGCACCGATCCCTGCGTTCTCCATTAAGGATGAGCGCAGGCTGTTCGACAAGCCGATCTTGGGCACCAGCGATGGCAAGGTGATGCGCGACCAGGACAACCCGGCTGCGGTCGCGCCGCTGCATCTGCTGACCAAGCCGCTGCTGCCGGACAGCGATGGCGTGTCGCCTCATGTCGCTTATCGGATCGACGAGGTTGTGCTGCTGTTTCTTAACGAAGCGTATGTCGAGTTTAGGCTGGGCGCAAGCCATAAGATTGGCGAGGATTGGCAGTGGACGCCGTGGCAGGCCTGTGAAGGCAAAGCGACAACCTATACGCTCTTTCAGCCGCCGGATGGCGTTTACTTCAAGCTGCAGTTCCGTAGCACGGACACTCAGTGGCAGATGGACCTCCAGGGCTTCATGCTCTTTGGTACGGTCGAGGGAACGAAGAGGGACTAATGCTTCCAACGCCTGACAACTATGCCACATGGCAGGACTTTGCGCGGGCGTTGGTTCGGTCGCTGGATCAAGGTGGGCTGCAGGATGCGGCCGTGCCGGTTAGTGGCCAGCTTGATCCCAACCGTCCGGCCACCAGCATCACCATGCCTGATGGCTACCAGATGCTCTGGCTGTCGCAGCAGGATGCTGAGCTCTTCCTCGGCAATCCGCAGTTCGACCCGCCGCGTGCTGCAGACCTCTTTACGATCGACACCAAGAACATCGCTAATGCCGCGATCGACGTGCAGAAGCTGCGTGATGGTGCCGTCGAGTTCAACAAGCTGTTCGACGGCGCCGTGGGCACGCAGAAGCTGGCGGACCTGACCGTCACCACAGCGAAGATCAAAGACCTCGCTGTATCCGGCGCGAAGATACTCGATGCGACCATTGGCACAGCAAAGATCGGCGACGCGGCTATTGTCACGGCGCTGATCGGCGACGCGCAGATCGTCAATGCAAAGATTGCGGACCTTGCTGTCAACAATGCGAAGATCGCTAACCTGGCCGTCACCGGCGCGAAGATCGCTAACCTCAGTGTCGGTTCGGCGCACATTCTCGATGCTGCGATCATCAACGCGAAGATTGGCAACGAGATCAGCAGCTACGGCTGGGATGGCACCAATGGCTGGCGGATCACCAAAGACGGCAGCATCACGGGAACCAAGATCACCATCCTGAACAGCGACGGCTCAGTGGCGTTTGCTGCCGGCAAGCAAGTCGCTGTGGCTGGCACTAACAATATTGTCAACAGCAGCTTTCAGCGTGATCTCTTTGGCTGGTCGATTGGCAACACCGGAGCACAAGTTTCCTTGTTGCTGAACTTGCCTAACTATTTTGGCAAGCGGCAGGTGGCATATATGCACGCCACTGCACCTATGCCTGCAGGTAGCTATAGTGATGTTGTGCCGCTGGGACCGTGGAACGGGCAATCGCTCGCGACCATGCGGCAGTATGCGTTGCCTGTGAAGGCTGGGGACACTGTGGGCGCACGGGTACTTGCCGCAGCGCATCGATGCAATCCAGCGTTGTTCATTCTGATCTTCGACAAGAATGGTGGGCTGCTCGAAGCACCGGCGACCAATGATGGCGCCATAGATGGCGGCGCGCAGGATGGTGACAACATGGGCACCATGCAGGTGATCTATAAGGTCGGAGCGCCCACAGCCGCCTATGCACAGTGGATGCTGCGCATGAACCCACGTGCTGGCGATGAGTACCTGTTCTTTGCTGAGCCGTGGATGGGCAAGCTGCTCGACAAGCAGGAGGTGCTGCCGCCGTACACGGCTGGTCCGGCCGATCCACTTGCAACGCTCGGCGCAACTCTTGGCGTCAATGCTTTCGGCTTTGGCACGCTCGCCGGCAAGAGCTCGGTGGATGTCAGCGAAACCACAGGCTTTGGCCAGCTGGCCAAGCAATCAGCAGTCGACTTGTCATCGCAAATCTACAACTCGTTGGCGAAGGCGAACGTGTCGGGCCTCGGTACGCTTGCCGGGCAGAACACTGTTGATCTTGCATCGCAGGTCTACGGTTTGCTGTCTCTGGCCAGCACGACCGGCAGTTTGGATCGCAGCCGCACGACAGGCTTTGGTAGCCTCTCTGCGATTGACATGCTGACGACAGGGAACATCAGCACGTACATTCAGGCGGCGGCTATCGGTCGTGCGCTCATCGGCAACGCAGCCATTGGTACAGCAAACATCGACAATGCCGCAATCACCTCGGCGCTGATCCAAGACCTTGCTGTGCTGAACGCGAAGATTGCTGACCTCGCTGTGGGCAATTCTAAGATCGGCGATGCTTCTATCACCAATGCGAAGATCGCTGATGCCCAGATTACCTCAGCGAAGATCGGTAACTTGCAGGTCACGAATGCTCACATCGAGAACTTGACAGTCGGCACCGGCAAAATCGCTGACAAGGCTGTGCGTGACTCTACGATCTGGCGCGCAGGTGACGCCACCTTCACTAACAACGGCGCGCGCACTGTCATCAGCATGAACTTCCCGATCAGCAGCGCATCGTCGGATGTCGTAGTGTTCCTGTCTGGCCTCCTGTCCATTAGCGCAGGGGCGGCGGCGGGAACCTACGCTGTCATCAACGTCGCGATGAACGGCAACACGCTGGTTTCGAACTTCAGGACAGGTAGCCGCGCTGTTCAGCAACAGCCTCTGTTTATCATGGAGGCAACCAGCGGCTATCAAGGCACCGTTAACTTCGTCGTGACCATTCAAGCCTCGGCGAGCAATGGCACCGGCGATCCTCATCTATTTGAGCGGCCGCTGCTCTTGATCCAGGAGTACAAGAAGTGAGGTATGGTATCCTAGACTCGGCCGGCGTTTTGCTTTCATATCTGGAAGCATCGCGCGACGAGGTTGCTGCGATGAACACGCCGAGCGGCGGTAGCTATGTGCGGACACAGGAAACAGCGGCACCGGGCACCGTCAAGTATGATAAGACGACGGGCATGTTCAGTGCGGTGCTGATGGCCTCTGCTGTCAAGACGGACGCGCAGGTGCTTGCTGAAATGCTCGATACGATCGACAACGAGCGCGAGGATCGCATGATGGTCCTGCTGACACTGGGCGGCGCGAAGAAGTACGAGTATGCCAACAAGGCGCGGGAGGTCCGGGACTACAGACAGCTGAGCGGCACAGTGGTGGCAAACTTGCTTATTCCGCTGAACATCAATGGCACTCGCGAACGGTTTGCGTGGGCAATGGCCGAGGTCGACGAGACGGGGGACAGTCTCGAAACTGTCATCACACGCTGGGAAACGGCGATGGCGCAGACAAACCTTGTACGGAAGCTGGCTGCACGTGCACAGAAGATTAAGCGGGCAATCCGTGCTGCGGCTCCTTCTGCGCGCAAAGCCATCTTCGACGCGCGCGCATGGCCTACCTCATGAAGCTAGTCTATGTCTCAGCAGAGCAGATGACACCGGCGCAGTTCGGCGTGCTGACGGCCGGCGGCGTTCCCGGCGGATACTCGGCGCATGATATTGCCCTCCGGCTGGCTGCGCGCGTGTGGACCGCTTTTGAGTTCGACGGCGGGATGCTTGCTGTCGAGAAGATCGGCAGTCGGCTCTACGTTCGAGCGCTGAGCGCCGAGGGCTTTGGCTGGCGGCTACGCGCGTTCCGCGATGTCATGGACAGGCTTGCCACTGACCTTATGTGTGACACGGTGGAAACTACGTGTTTCAACGAGCGGCTTGCGCGCGCTATGGTGCGGATTAAGGCACGGGCTGAGAGCTGGACAATGGTCTGGCAGGTGGAAGGGCGATCCAGTGGGCAGCAAAAAGACGACGGAAACTAAGAGCAACCAGACGACGACGGTTGCCCCGCCTTCCTGGACGATGCCCGGCATCGCTGATGCCAGCGGGCGCGTCATCAATGCGCTCAACTCGCTTCCCGGCCAGCAGTATCAGGGTGACTTCGTTGCCCAGCCAAACCAAGGACTGATCAATGGCGCTGTCAATGCGTATACGGGTGCTGCTGCGCAAGGACAGCAGAATGCGGCACAGCTGGGCCAACTCGCTCAAGGCGTCGGCGCGCTGCCTCAGATCACCACGGGGAACTACAACGTCGGCTCAGCCTACGACATCAACCCGGCGATCCAGGCCGCGACGGCGCCGCTCTTCAAGCAGCTGACGGAAGGCACGCTGCCGGGCCTGCGTAGCGCGGCGATCGACAGCGGAGCCTATAGTGGCGACCGTGCCATGTCGGTGCTGCCGTCGCAAGCCATTCAGGCGACGGCGGAGAACGCACAAAACCTCGCGGCGCAGATCGGCTACCAGAACTATAACGATATGGAGCAGCGGCGGCTGCAGGGCTACACGGTCGATCAGGGCAATGCGCTACAGGCGCAGCAGCTTAACAATGCGTTCCGTCTGCAGGGCGCCAGCGCGCAGAGCGACCTGCTCAACGAGCAGATGAAGATGCTGACCAGCGGCGGCGACCTCTATAGTGCGGCGGCGGGCACACAGCAGCAGGCGCAGCAAGCCGGCATCGACAATGCTCTGAAGCAGGCGCAGTACAGCTACATGTACCCGTTCCAGGGCCTGGATATTGCCAGCAGCCTCCTCGCGCAGCTGAGTGGCAACTACGGCACGACGACCAGCAACGGGACACAGACGCAGGTGCAATCGACTAGCGGCTTGGGCAATGTCATGCAAGGCGTGCTGGGCGGGGCATCGCTGCTCGGCAGCATCCCGATGGGTGGCGGTGCAACGCTGGGTGGCAACCTGCTCAGCAGCCTGTTCAAGAAGTAAGGAGCAGCAAGTGGATCGCATGACCCTCGCGCAGATCGCCGCGCGCAACCCTCCGCAGCCGGGCGAAAACCCCTTCCTCTATCAGCAGC